GGCTCCGCCAATTCCGGTGGCAAGGTCGTCACCGCTTACAACCAGTCCCTCGTTGCCGCTTCCCTCTACGTTGACTACGTCTTCTTGGACACCGACGAGCGCAGGCGCATGGCCCAGAACCCCCACGAGTACCTCATTGAGCAGCTCCAGTTCACTGGCGATGAGTCCGTCGGTTCCTCTTCCAACAAGATCAAGCTCAACTTCAACCACCCCGTCAAGGAGCTCATCTGGGTTGTCCAGCCCGACAGCAACGTGGACTACTGCTCCTCCCTGGAGTGCAGTCAGCTCCTCTACGGCCTTCTCGGTGCCCAGCCCTTCAACTACACCGACGCCGTTGATGCTCTTCCCAATGCCATCCACGCCTTCGGCGCCAAGGACGCTACCTCCCTCACCTCCCAGTCATTCATCAACAACAACATGTTCAACGATGCTGGTGCGGTTGACATTGCTGGCCCCGGCTGGTTCAATGGAAACAATTGGTACTCTGTTGCCAATCTGGCTGGCAACCCTGGAAGCAACCCCGATGCGTTCAACCCCACCAACCCAGCCTATCCCAGTCCTTACTCCCCTCCTTACACCGGCGATGGTGCAGTCTTGCCCGTCGGTTGGGAGATCAACTCCGGTGTCTCCGATGCCGGCGCGTTCGTCCTCGCCGAGACCGCCCTCCTCCTCCACTGCTGGGGCAACAACCCCGTCGTCACCGCCAAGCTCCAGCTTAACGGCCAGGACCGCTTCTCTGAGCGCGAAGGGTCCTACTTCGACACCGTGCAGCCCTACCAGCACCACACCGCCACCCCCAACACCGGCATCAACGTGTACTCCTTTGCCCTGCGCCCCGAAGAGCACCAACCCAGCGGCACGTGCAACTTCTCTCGCATTGACAACGCTACTCTCCAGCTTGTTCTCTCCAACGCCACTGTTGAGGGTGTCAAGACTGCCAAGGTTCGCGTCTATGCTACCAATTACAACGTTCTCCGTGTCATGAGTGGCATGGGAGGCCTTGAAGCTACATGCTTTGCACTGATGATGATCGTGCTGGCTGTGAACAAGGGCCGAAAAGCAGTATGCCATGGTAAAGTGAGCTCTTACCTTGGAAAACCATTTATGTCCTCACCATCATCAGCCTTGATGATTTGACTAACTGCTAGTGATTCCGACTTGTTGCCGTCGGAGTTGCAACACATCTTGTTGTTCGGGAAACCCCTTAGAGCCTTTTCTACCAAGCTCATCTCCGAAAGGAATGAGTGGCCAAGAGTAATGAACTTGGGTACGGTAATAATGAAAAGGATTGGGCAATCCGCATGCTCACTACCTAAAGACGATAGTAATACGCTAGTCAACGGTAGGGCGTCAGAGACTGAACGGATGTGGGTCGTTAATGAAGGTTTAAGCAACCTGAAACGGCTTAAGATACAGTCCTCCCTCTAGGGAAACTTAGGGGAATAAGAGTGCTTACAGCAATTAAATTGCATGGCGCTTCACAAAATCTAAAAATTCATTTCATGTTATTTATTTGATAATATGAACCCAATGAAATTAAATAGTAAAAAAATTGATTTAAGTTGGACTTACATTATTCGTTATCATACACGATGCCCACAATCCACATGCCTCCTTTCCAACAGTTGGATGCAAGCATTCGTGCAAACCATGCATCATTGTCGGTGGAATATGTTCCAGGACACACAAAAACAATTGGACGTCATTCCAACATCATGAAGAATCCGTTGTGGAAAATAAAAATGGACAATGGATGCACCAAAATCCTAATGCAGTGCGAACCAAATGACACATTGTGCACATTATGCGAATCATCCTATCAAAAAATCATTGAACATGAACAACTGCACAATGATTGCAAAAAAATTACTTGGTATAAATTGACGAACGGATACATTTCATCTAGTTGTTTGAATCTACACATTCATCAGGTTATAACCGATTGTCATGGAAATGGAAAAGGAACATCAACCATTAGTGTGGATCACATAAACCGCGACCCTTTGGACAATCGTCTTTGCAACTTGCGAGTTGCCACATTTCATGAGCAACATCAAAATGCAAAGGGAATGATCACGGGCACAAAAAGAGACCGCAAATGCAATGCAAAACAGCTGCCGGATGGAATTGAACAATCCATGTTGCGCAAATATGTCGTGTATTACTCAGAAATATATGACAAAAAAACTGGAAAGATGCGGGAATTTTTCAAGGTAGAAAAACATCCCAAATTACAAAAACCGTGGATGTCAAGCAAATCATGCAAAACATCAACGTTTGAAAAACTTGAACAGGCCAACACCGTCGTGGACAATCTGGAAAATGATATTTATCCAAGCGACTCTGAAGACACCACAGTTTTGCCCAAATGTATTTACATTTCAGAGTTTAGAAGTAAACCACATCTAGTGTTTGACATGCGCAAAGACGGCAGCGACAAACGGTTGTCGTTGAAGATGGTTCTCCCATCCGAATACAATTTGCAAGATGAGTTGGAACGATTCAGAGAGAAAATCACTGCAAAATATGGGGATGGAATAATATGAAATAATTATAATTGTAGGGAGTTAAATGATTATTTTTATTGATATTGACCATGATTGTTTATAAAACAATATAAAGATAAGGGTGTAAATGTATCATATTACATCCTTCGTATCATGGACATTATAAGGGCATTTACCACAAACAGTTTGCATACGGAAATCGTTATAAAAGGCACAGTTGAGGCCCCGTTGTTTCGCGCAAGCGATGTTGCATTGATTCTTGAAATAAGCAACATAAGAGCATCCATCAAAGATTTCAATGAATCTGAAAAGGTGGTGCACACCATGACAACTCCTGGCGGACCTCAAAATGTTTTGTTCCTCACCCAAACGGGGTTGTTTAGGTTGTTATTCCGTTCAAAAAACCCAATTGCACTCCAGGTTCAATATTGGGCATGCGATGTCGTAAAAGAACTTCAAATAAATCAGCGCAAGAAGAATGATATGATGAAACTGCAAGAATCACTAGAATGTGAAAACATATCATTGAACCAAAGACATGCGCCCAATGATGAGCTTGTGCAAATGGAACTTGAGAATGAAAAATTAAAATCAGCGCTTGAAACAAATGAACTCATTCAAGAGTTGATTAAGACGGTGCAACAACAATCATGTCAAATAAATAGACTTGAAAAAACGGTCCATGCTTTGTGCGAAAAAATCAATACAATAGATCCATTTTCAAAGAAGCAGTCAGCAAACTAAAATGCATATCATTTCATTTTCAATTTCTCAGTAATTGCAGAATGAATTTTTCCAATCAATTCAAACACGTTGAACTGCGGGTCAAATGGGTTAAACCGAATAAATTCGCAATGTAAATTTTGTTTTAACACAGTTTCTCTCATTTTATCCTTTGTTTTATTTGTTTCACTCCTGTGGTGCAATTCGTCGCATTCAACTGCTATTTTGTGATCTATGAAATATAAATCAATTCTATATTTGTCGCATGCGAATTGTCTACAAACATTTTCAGATCGGAATGCAGACAATATGTTTGTTACAACATCCAATTCAATGCATGGAAACCATTTTCTTGCAACTTCCATGCCCATCAATTCATTCATTTTCATTGATTCGCTGCTTCTTGATGAAAATAATAATTTTTCAAGTCCTTTGTGTGATAGATATGCATAATTTTGATGTTTTCTAATATTGTTCGTAGACTCAGAATCGCAAACAATGTAATGTTTTTCAGTGCAGTCATATTTCACAATTGATGCCCTAATATTTGTTATTTTCAAAATACATCCAATGTCCGATGCTCTATATGATGCATATGGAATGATTTGTTTGAATTCAATATTCAATGTTGGATATTCGGATTTAATCCGCCTTGCACATTCATGTTCGTTTTCCATTGTTGAATATTCACATATAAACTATTTTTAATATGTAAATTCAATTTTATTAAATATTTTGCAAACAATATTCATCAATGCGATTTGCAAAATGTGGTTGTGAGAGAATTTGAGTGCAAATATGATTGCATGAAAGCACTTTCAATGAGCGACAAAACGTTGACAAAGGCACTTGCAAAGGGCGTACAATACAATGGACACATTTTCAAAGATGCGGGAAGCAAACTAAAAATAGGGGAACCGAATGTTCCCCTAACCCCTCCTAATTAATAAGGGGCAAAGCCAAAAACGCAGCCAAATGATACTTACTGCCATGTGCCTTAAACCCACCCCCACCCCCAAATGAAGGGTTGCCTGCACCGTTGGGGGGGTGTGGGGGGCGCTTGTCGCCCCCCAGTTCATGATAATTTAATCACACGTTTTCCATCGGAAGATCCAGATGATTCAGATGATACAGACGATGATTCGGCGGGTTTGACTTCTGGCGCGACGTCCAGTATTGACACCGATGCAGACTCGGTGACAGTGGGGGGATGCAATTGCTCTTCAATTAATACGGCGGCATTGGCGCCAGTTGCACTGGTTGGCTGGGTTGGTTGCATTGTCATCATGGGTTGCATCATGGGTTGTGGCATCATCATCATCATGGGCTGTTGCATTTGAACCATGGGTTGCATTTGAACCATTGGTTGTTGTTGTTGTGGTACCATCATCATGGTTTTCTGTTGCTGTTGTGGCATCATCACCATGGGTTGCATTTGTTGGAGATTACCGTCACCTTGTTGCATTTGTAATGGCGACGTTGGCTCATACATTGATGTGTAAGCTGGCGACATGGGCAACACCAGCTCTGGAATGGGGATGGCTTCCGCTTCGCTCATGGCTTGTTGGTCCCGAATGTCCTGCACTGCCAGCGCAAAATTGTTGGCATACGGCATCTGCTTCAGCAGGTCAACCACCGCCTCCGCCTTGATGGGCACGCCGTCATTGTAATACAGCATCTGCGCATTCCAGCCCTCGGGATGCTCGGTCGGATACTTGCCCCCGTTCTGCTGCACCGACCACATCTGTGTCGGCGCCCCCTTCTCATTCCGAAGTAACGACTGGTAAATCTCCCCGCCGTTGGCCTCAAAATTCACAAAGTGCCAGCCTAGCGACTCGGCTTTTTCGGCGTCCTGAATTTCTTCTTCCGCGCCTTCGTTAGCCCCTTCCTTGACGGGGCGCAGCGCGGGGCGGTTGTCCGCCTTGGGCGAACTTTCAATTTTGGGCATCCGGTTGTTGCCAATGACTGCCTTGTTCTCCCGAATCAGGTTGGCCGCGCCGCCCAGGTTCATCGTCGTCGTGGAAAACGACATGGACGCGATTTGGTCAATGTTGTCCTCCGTCAGCACGCGCATTTGCACGTTCATGGTCTGCAGCTCCTGCATGAGCAGCTTGAACGCGTACGGCACGCGCACCACGCTGAAGCTGCGCCCGAACCGCGTAACTTTCTCAACATTGAGCGCCTGGTTGTCGGCCGACGTCAGCGTGTCGGCAAACTGGATGGGGCCGTCCGCCATCGGGCTCATAAACAGGTTCTGCGCGGGGTTGTAAATGGCAATCATGCCCGTCTTGTTGCACACCGCCAGGTAGTACTCGTCGCCGCGCTCCAGCATGGACTGCCGCAAGAAGTACGCCGCCCCGTGCGCAATGACGCCGTCGCGCTCCATTTCGCCGATGCGCAACCCGCCGTCGTTGGCGCGCCCCTGCACCGTCTGCCGCGTCAACACGGTGCGCGGACCGCGCGTGCGGTAGTTGATCTTGTCCTTCACCATGTGCTTGAGACGCATGTAGTACGTGGGCCCCATGAAAATCTGGCTCTCCATGCGCTCGCCCGTCATGCCGTTATACAGAAACTGTGTGCCGCTGGAATGGTAGCCCAGCTCGGTCAGCATCTTGCCGAACACTTGGTGCTTGGATCCGTGATTGACGAACGCGGTGCAGTCGCCGAAGCCGCCTTGGAGCACGCACGCCTTGCCCATCAGCGTCTCCACCAGCTGCCCGATGGTCATGCGCGTGGGGAGCGCGTGCGGGTTAATGATGAGGTCCGGGCGCGTGCCGTC